GGCGGCAAGGAATGTAAACTTAGTTCTTGAACAAGGGGTTGACTTTCAAGCCACCTTTACAATCAGGAATACTAATAACGCACCACTAAATTTAACTGGATACACAGGAATTTCCTCAATTAGGAAACATCCAACATCCTCTACAACATACCCATTAACACTAACTTTTCCCGATAGAATCAATGGAAAAATTGCAGTTTCTATGGGATACACTGCAACTGACGCGATTGAAGGTGGTCGTTATGTTTATGATGTTATTCTTATTTCTCCTAATTCTTACAGAACCCGAGCTGTTCAAGGAAATGTTCTGGTAACTCCAGGAGTATCATAATGACAGATTACTTAGTAACGTTAAATGAACCAGGTCCTTATAGAATTGGTGTTGACTATGAAATTCCCACAAAGTCAATCCAATATGGAAATATAATCCTTGACAATATAAATTCACAATTTACTGGAACAGCACACACTTTTGGATTAGCCGCAACAGGGACATCTTATGTTCCAATTAATGATCAACAATTGATTGTTGTAAAAAATAATCTTGTAATGGAACCAATTGAAGATTATACAACATCTACGAACAATATAATATTCACTGTAGCTCCAAGTCCAGGAGATGATGTTTTTATCATTGCTCTTGCAACAACAGCGGATTTAACAAGAACAATTAATTATGTTATAGATAGTGGTTCATTTACAATGATTCCTGGAAATAAGGGTTCGGTTACTTTGGATGTAAGTGGAGTTATAGAATCTTTAGTAATTTTGTCTGATCAACAGGGTGATTTAACTCTGGACATTAAAAAATCTACATATTCGACGTTTCCAACTTTCACATCCATAGTTGGTGGAGTATATCCACAAATGACAAATTCTAGAAAGGTTAGAGATGATAACCTAGTTAATTGGGACACAACTTTGGTTGCTGGTAATATTTTAACTTTTGATGTAGTCGCTGTGAACAATATAAATCGTTTTCTAGTTTCTTTAAAATTAAAATTATAAATAAAGATAGTTATCAAAAATCATAACCTGTAGGGGAGTTGTTTAAATGGCACTATTAGTTCCAAATATTGGAGAACTTGAGTCACTCAGATACTTGGTTGCACAGAACAACCACACCGCAAGTCTTGCTGACCAGTCTCCTAGAAACCTAGTTTTAAAACTTTTCACAAGTAACACGACTCCAGCTGAGTCTGATGTTCCTTCTGCAACCAGATACTTTGAACCATATGGAATTGGTAATACCAATGCTTATGGATTTGCTCCAACCACAGGTTATCCATATTGTGTTAATAATAGATCCGATCAAACATATACTTCACAAACCGGTATTCTATTAAATGGTTCTCGTTGGAGAATTAATCAAGTAGGTTCTGGTACAACTGCTACATATCCAGAACAGACATTTACATTCACTGGAGATGCTGGTGATGTTTATGGTTATTATGTAACCCGTGCAAATAACATGCCTGTGGCTGTACAGGGTGTTGTGCATGGTGCCAGCGTTGGTATTGGAACCACAGTTTCTAAGGGTGACAATACCGATCCAGTTATCGGAGTTATTGGTAATCAATATATTACAATTGACCCAGACCAAAGCGTTGATGACCTAACTTTAGGAATGGTTGTCGGTGGTAATGCTGGAGTTCAAACTGGAACAATTGTAATTGGTATTGATAGAGCTCTAAAAGTTGTTTATCTGGACAAAACACTTATTGATAACATTCAGGTCGCAACTGACCCAAGTGTAACTTTTAGTTATGGTAAAATCGTAGACAATGGCCACCAACTTGTTGCTGGAGACATTCTTTATATTGCTGCTGGTACAGGAAACACAACTTTAACATCTTCCACGTATACCGTATTCAGTGTTCCAAACGCTAACGAGTTCTATACAACCCCTGCACTTACTCCAACACCAAACGCAACTGCTGGACTAAGCAGTGCAACTCTTTATAGTTCTATCATGTATGCTGAGAGATTTACGAATGGCCCTTACACCATTCAAAATAACGGCGACCAAATTAAGATCACTCTTAACGTCGCTCTAGACTGATATCTAAATAAATATATCATTGGATTTTTGGGGATTGTTGAACACAGTCCCCTTTTTTATTCTAACTCCCCCTTCCAGGTGAAGATGAATATTTACGTCTACGATTCATCTACTATCAATGAATATTTGTCGGACGATTGTGGACTCATTTCATCGTCGCCGATAGAGGTTTTGGATTGTGGTGGAATAGTTGAAACATATAATTATACTGAAGACTGTTATGCAATCAATTGTTCCGAAACTTTGTATCCTTTTGGAAGTATAAAAATATCCAATTCTAAACAAACTTGTTATAAGAAAGTTTCTTCTGAATTTGTACGATTTGAAAATTTAAATAAGAAGTCCATAATACTAACAGGTATTATTATCACATGGTACGGTTATGGAACTCTATTTGAAATTAATGATGGGCTAATAAGACAAGTTGTACCTGATGTTTCCGGTGGAGGCATAGTATAATGACATTATACCAATATTCCGGATCAGGTTCTTTAAGCGAATTTTCAAGTAGTAGTAATAATATAACGGTTTCATATAACCTATCTTCTGTTTATCTCTACACAACGGAAGATTTCGGTAACGTATTTGAATCGCAACCTAATGGTTTTAGCAATAATACTATAGATTTTAGTCAAACAACACATACATTTGATGAGATTAATGTAGGTCTTGAAGGACTTATATTCAATGATTATGGAGATCTTTTAGCTGCAAGTGAAACTGAAGATTATGGGCCAATAACAGGGTTTGGCGCTACAGAAACCCTCTATCCATTTGGAACTATAACTTTAAGTGGATCTGCAATAACACAGTCCAACTATAGATTATACTTTACTGGATCTGCAATAGAGAAATTTGTCCATAGTCCAGATAATTTATCTGGTTCTCTATTCGGTTTTGGTGAGAAAATTGAAAATAGATCTTATGATTATAATTTGGAATCAGTATTTAATGATTCTGATGATTATGGATCCATTACAAATATTTCTGGATTTATAGATGATTATGAGACAATAACTGAACCTGGACTTCTTCTAGAATATGGATTAATAACCGAGCCTATAACCGGCGGCATAGTATTACCATTTGGAACTATAACTTTAAGTGGATCTGCAATAACTCAACCAAATTATAGGTTGTATTTCTCCGGATCTGCAATAGAGAAATTTGTCCATAGTCCAGATAATTTATCTGGTTCTCTATTCGGTTTTGGTCAAAAGATAGAGTCTATTACTTTTGATTATAATGAAACATCTATTTCTGAAAATATTCTTGATTATGGATTAATATCTAATGAGTTTAGTGGAGTTGGAGATTATGGTAATCTTAGTGAATCTTCTGGAAGCTCTGCATTCGATAATTATGGATTGATTTCTGATCCAACTCCAACAGAAACATTTACGTATCCATTTGGTACTTTATCATTCTCTGGTTCTTCATCACAATTATTCGTAAAAGGACCATATTCTCCATCAGGATCTATATTTGTATTTTCTGGATCTGCTTATGCAGAATCATTTACTGCAGATACTCCAGACAATACTCAACTATTCCAGATCTCTGGATCAGCTTTACCCTCTGATGTAGACGTTTATGTTGGTATAGGAACTTTATTCTCTGTTGGGGAAAAGGTTGAAAGTGTTACGTATGATTACAACATAGATTCAATAACTACAAATTCTCTAGAAGATTTTGGATTAGTATCTATTGCATCTACGGAATCATCTGATTGGGGATTAATTACCTTATCAGTAGATGATGGTATTGATAATCTTGGATCGTTGATAGGAAATCCATTTGCATCTACACCATTCGGAACAATTACATTATCCGGCGATTCATTATTAAGTTTCCAGAAAGGTCCATTTATACCATCAGGATCTATTGTATTCTCTGGATTTGGTGGTGTACAATCATTCACCGCAAATACCCCAGACAATACTCAACTATTCCAAATTTCTGGATCCGCTCTAACATCAGATGTAGACATTTATGTTGGCATAGGAACTCTATTCAAGTTTGGTGAGAAGATTGAGAGTGTCACTTATGATTATAATGAATCTTCAATAAGTGATAATGAAGATGATTTTGGATTGATAACAAACCTTGATACTCAGTTCAGTGATTATGGATTTATTAGTGAATCTGGTGGCGGTCAGGTTGATGATGATTATGGCCTAATATCGCAAGTTGTAACTGCAATATCTGGATATCCATTTGGATCTCTAGTTATTTCTGGAACAGCTTCAGACATCAAAGAAACCGATTCTTATGTTGGTCTTGGAACTATATTCTTATCTAGTCAGAGTGAACTTGTTGAAGTTGAATCTTATGATGGATCTGGAACAATCTTTGTTTCTGGAACTGCAGTTGAAAAAGATATAGATTCCTATGTAGGTGTTGGAACACTTACACTTTCAACATCTGCATTTGAATCAGAAATTGAGATATATGCTGGATCAGGAACTCTTACTCTCTCCGGAATTGCAACTGAAAGAGTAACATTTAATCCCCCAGAAACTACCCAACTCTTCCAGATTTCTGGGACCGCAGTTGAGAAAGATGTTGATTCTTATGTGGGCTTTGGAACAATCTTTATTAGTGGAGAACTCGTACATCCAAATATTGATTATACCCCACATTATGGTATTGAGAAAAACATTGGAATCGGTACTACAGGAATTCAACTTTCTGGATCTGCAACAGATGTGTATTCTGCACAAACTCCAGAAAATACTCAACTATTCCAGATTTCTGGTATTGCAACCGAAAGAGTAACATTCAATCCTCCAGAAAATAATCAACTATTCCAGATTTCTGGTGGATATGTAGACCTCAAGGCTGCAAATTCTTATGTTGGTACTGGTGGTACTATAACACTTTCTTCCACATTAGTAGAGAAGAATACAGAATCCTATGTTGGAGTTGGCACTGTCACATTCTCTGGAACTGCTCTAGAGTCTCTCTCTGCTCAAACTCCAGAGAATATAATTCTCTATACATTCTCTGGAACTGGTTTAGAAAGTGAAACTGAAGTTTATACTGGTCTTGGAACTGCGTTTATTGATGTTTCTTCTAGAAACTACTCTCCAGTATATCCACGAAATGCTCTACCTACTGATCCAAGTTCCGGTATTGGCACTATCAGAATTAATGATGATGATGGTCTTACAATTACAAGAGCTGTATTACCTTACTTCGCCAAAGGTGGAATTGTTCTTTCCAATACAGGTAATGAGAGCTTCACAAGAACAAATTATGATGGCAGTGGTTTAATTACGGTATCTGGAGTTTCTTCTACAAGAGAAATTGCAGTTTATACTGCAGTTGGATTTGGTACAATTACATTTGCTACCGAAACATTAATTGAAACTGATGTTGATGCTTATTCTGGATCTGGTTCTATTATAGTTTCTGGTGCATCTATTGATAGAAGAATTGATAATTACAACGGAACTGGTTCGATTGCATTCCTTTCCGGAGCTTCGGAATCACTCGTAGCGCAGACTCCAGAAAATACTCAACTCTTTACAATTTTTGGATCTGCAGCCGATGCATATTCTGCACAAACTCCAGAAACTGAAGTTCTTTATCAATTTAGTGGCAATATTAGTGAGTCTAGAACTTATGGATACGAAGGTTCTGGCCAGGCAACCTTTAGTTCTGCTGCAGTACCAATTTTCGAACCAAGAGTATTTGGTACTGGATTAATAAGGTTTGCAACTTATCTAAGTGACAGTCTATACGATACTTGTGATTCCACTGATCTTACTGCAGATTATCAGATTTCTGCGTTTGTTAAGTTTGTTTCTAATCCTCCAGAAAATACTGTTCTTTATAATTTCAACGGATCTGCATCTACAACCGAAATTCAAGTTTACACATACTCTGGATTTGGTTCTGTTGGAATATCTGGATCACATATTAGTAGTAAAACTAAGTCAGTTGTTGGAATTGGAACTCTCAGTATTACTTCAACGGCAGTTAAGAAAGATATTGATTCTTATGTTGGTTCTGGATCTATTGCAATTCTTTCTGGTTCTGCAGAATCCAAAGTTTCTGTTATTTCGCAATCTACTGTTCTATTCAGTATTTCTGGAGTTTCTTCGACCAGAACATTTAATGTCAAGACTTATTCTGGAGTCGGAACTGCATATTTCAGTGGATCTGCATCTACCAAAGTATTATCAAGACGTTCTTACTCTGGAGTCGGTACAATTTATCTCTCCGGAGAACTTGTACATCCAAATATTAAATTCATACCAGCATCTAAAGGTGCCGGTCTCATTAACATTACTGGTTCTGGACTTGAAAAAATTGGATATAAGTATCTTCCAATACCACAAACTCTATTCGCATTCTCTGGTGGATTTGAATCATTTACAAAAACCGGATATATTGGCGTCGGAACAATTTATATTCAACCCACTTCTTCTTCAACTATCAATAATCCATATCAAATCCCAAGAGTTTATGTCACAATCATTTAATTAATTTAATGATAAATATATCAGAAGAAAGAGTAGTTTGGGTTACGTCGTACTATGACTAAGCAGGTACAGCTCAGAAGAGGAACAACAGCTGAACACGCAACATTTACAGGAGCAGTAGGTGAATTAACCATTGATACTAGTAAAGACATCGCCGTTGTTCATGATGGAGTCACTATCGGCGGTCATGAACTAGTTGGTGTTGCTGCTACTGGACAAACAATTGTTAATAAAGATGGACTTGCAATTGGTTCTAGTATAGCTAGTTCTCCATTGACAGTTATAGGAAACTCATATATTTCTGGAATTGGTACTTTTGGCGACGATGTTAATGTTGGATCTGACCTAACAGTTTCCGGGGATGCAACATTTGCTGGAATAACAACTACATTAGGCGTAACTATTGGGGTAGGAAATACCGATTTAATAGTAAATGGTACTGCAAGGATAACCAATACTTTGTCAATTGGTACTAGTACTATAACTTTAAATGGAAATACTAATACGATAAGTGCTGAGACTGCTTCTTTTACTAGATTATCAGTCAGTGGTGAGAATGTAACTGTTGCAACTTTTGGTAAAACAGTTACAAATACAGTTTCTTCGGGATCTACATCAATTCCAGTAAATAATACAACTTCTTTATTGGTGGGAGATTTAGTTAACGTTACTGGTATACTTACACATGTCCCAATTGTTGGATTAGGAACTACTTCAGTAACTTCTTTTTATGAAACTGGATCAACGACCTCAATTTCAACAACAGTAAGTGCAGGATCCACTGTTATTGGTGTATCCACAGATGTTGGCATTTCAACATCAAATTTTATTTCTGTAGCTGGAATAATCACCAATGTACCTATTGTTGGATTTACAACTACTTCTTTAGGTAATGTTTATAACTTAGTAAGTATTACTGGGGTAGCTTCAACTGTATCTTCAGCTTCAACATCTTTCCCAGTTAATGCGACAACTAATGTTATTGTTGGTGACTATGTGAGCGTTGCTAATAGTACTACTGGTGATATTTTAGTTAATAGACAACAAATATTAGGATTAGGATCTACTGATGGAACTCCATATTATCTAACAATCAATACTACATCTATTTCAACAACTGTAAGTATTGGATCAACTATTATTTCAATTGGAAGTACATCTGGAATTACCACAAGTTCATTTATTACCGTATCTGGAATTATCACCAATGCTCAAGTTGTTGGAGTAATTACAACAGGACTCACAACTTCTTATCAAACTTCCGGTTCAACTACCGTAGCTTCTACTGTAGCTACTGGATCAACGGTAATTTCTGTTGCTTCAACTTCTGGAATAGTTGTTGGAAGCGCTATTGACATTACTGGTATATTTGATAAGGTAAGAGTTACTGGTATAGGTCTCACTACAATAACAATTGGTGCAGGAAATACTTACAATAGTACTATATCATCTGGATTGGCTCTAACTTCATTTTTAGTTTCTGAGACTCTAAACTATGCTGCTCTGATTGGATCTGGAAGTACTTCAAATCAAGTTTTACCATCAGGAACATCTGTAAATATAAATTCATTCATTACTCCATCAATACCTGTAGTAATCATTGGGTCTTCTGTTGGAACTAATTTGGGTGTAGGTTTTACTGTAACTTATGAAAGACTAACTACTCCTACTGGGCCTGCTATTCTAATTGGATCTGGAAACACTTCAAATCAGTCCATTCCAGTTGGAACAGCTGTATCATACACATTTTTAAATAATGTAAGGTCAACTATTATTATTGGAACTGGAAATACTTCAACTTCTGTTATTTCTGCGGGATCTTCTCTTAATATTATAAGACAAGAATCGGTGCAGAGTGATTTGAATATTAATAATTTGAAAGCGGTTGGAATTACAACTTTAGAACAATTAATTCTTTCTGGATTAACATTCCCAACCACTGACGGGGCAAAAGGACAAGTTCTTGCAACTGATGGTTTGGGTAATATTGGATTTACCACTGGTGGTGGTGGAGGAGGATCTAATGTAATTCTAAGAGTTTCCTCTAAAACTGGTAGTGACAGTAATGACGGTAAGATTCTCCCTCTTGCAACTATCAGAAAAGCAACTCAACTTGCTTCTATGGTTGGAGAACCAGTAACTATTCTCGTAGAAACTGGTGAATATGTAGAAGATAACCCAATTATTGTCTATGATGAAGTTTCAATTATTGGCGATTCTCTAAGAAATATCGTAGTAAGACCTTTAAATGCTGGTAAGGATCTATTCAAGGTGAGGAATGGTTGTTACCTCACAGGAATGACCTTTAATGATTATATTAATCCTACTACTAAAGTTCCACAACATACCTATAATTACTCCATAGCTTTTGACGATCCTTATGATCCTACGGTATCTAGAGTTGGTTATGCTGCTACAGCAACTGTAAATGTTACTAATGCAGTGTATACGCCATCAACTGGAATTTTAACTGTAACGACTGCAACTCCTCACGAATTATATTCTCCAAACAGTGTAAGACTTTCTGGACTTGCATTTACTTGTGGATATGATGAAGTCGGTGTAAGTACATTTGTTTATACAAATGTAACCGGCGTATCTACATGTACAACGGTAAATGTTCATGGTTTATCTACTGGTAGCAAAGTATTTTTAGCAGGTCTTGCATTTACTTGCCCAGGTGGATCTGGAATCACAACAACAATCTTCCCAGATGGAACAAGTCCATACGGAAGAATATTTACTGTAACTAGTGTTGGAAGTACGAACACATTTACATTTAATGCTGGCATCTCTACAATTGTTCATTCTTATGTAAGTGGAGGTACTGTCCAAAAGGCACTTATTTATCCAGAAGCCAATTCCGATGGAAGAATTGATTTTGGTGTTATCAGTGTAGGTTCTTCAACTACATTTACTATTAGAGCTGGAGTTACTACTGTACCACACTATTATACTCAAGATGGTACTGCTAGAATATCTAAACCAATCATTAACAAATCTCCATATGTACAGAACTGTTCAATTCTATCTTTCTTAGGTGGTAATGGTATTCTTGTAGATGGTAATAAGATCGCAACTCAAAACGAAGCAATCGTTCCTGAACTTGGTGAAAGACCTACCGCAGGTGAAGGTCCAGAATTTGGTAAGTCAATGGTTGCTGCAACCTTCACTATGGTATCTTTTGGTGGTATTGGTTGGAGAACAATTAATGATGGTTATGCACAGGTTGTTTCTTGTTTCCAAATTTTCTGCCGCTATGCATCCATAACTCAGTCGGGTGGTTACCTATCAATCACTAACTCCGCTACAAACTTCGGCGATTTTTCTCTTAGATCTACTGGATTTAGTCCAAATGCTTTTGCATTTGATAAGGGACGTATTGCAGCTACTGGTACTAGAGACGGACTTCAAACACTTAAGGTCATTGGACTTGGTAGAACCGACCAAGATCTTTATGTTTTACAATTCCTTGACGACAATCTTGTTAATAGAACTGGACTCTTCAAACCAGTTGTAACAAGTCAAGAATTTAACGGTGGTCAAATTAGCACCACAACAAACATTTTCAACATTTCGGGTCACCCATTCAGTAACTTAGATCCAGTTGTATATCTTGGAAATGAAAACGACGCAAATCCACAGTTTATTAGTGGAATGGTTCCAGGAAACCAATACTATGTTTCATATATTGATGCATCCAATTTCTATCTTTACCAAGATGAAGGTTTAGAAACAATTGTAACCATTGGATCTACATTTGTAGGTATTAATACATTATCTAAAAATAATCAAGAATTTTTCGTAGAAGAAATCTTTGATACTCATGGTTCATACCAAACAGTAAGTCTTGCATCAACTTCAAGTACACTTAAGTTTGTATCTGGAAGACAAATTACTCAAACCGTAACAGGTGGTAATGCAGTTGGTTATGCATTGACATTTAATTCAACCTCAAGACAACTTGTTGTTTCTGTAGAGGCTGTTGCTGGAGTTAGAAGATTCTTCTCCACTGCGGGTGGAAATATTAGCGATCACAATGCATCCCCAGTTTCAATTGGTGTAACTGCTGTTGCTGGAATCACAACCTATAAAACGGTAGAATTCAAAGTAGATTCTACTAATGCAGGAACTGTTATTGCCGGTATTAGCACACTTCCAGAAAATTACTATCTACATTTCCATAGACCATCTATTATTAACTCTTCCGGTCATACTTGGGAATATTCCGGATCTGGAACTGATTACAATGCTCTTCCACAGAACGGTGGTAAAGGAGACGCTGCAACTGAACAGGTTTCGGAACTTGGTGGTAGGGTATATGCTTCTGGTACTAATGAACTCGGTGACTTTAAGATTGGTGATCAGATCACTGCATTTAATAGAACTGGTAATATTATCTTTAACAACAAAGTTACAATTGGTCAGTTAGATAGTATTCGTCTTTCACTCTCTGGTGGTGTAGCCGTTGAGGAATTCTCTACAGACGTAAATCTTGGAGAAGGTGAGATTGGTGGACCACAGAATAAGAGAGTTTCTACTCAACTTGCTGTAAGATCTTTCCTTGGAAATAGACTTGGGACATTCATTGATAAGACCGTATCTGCAAATGCCGTTCCAAATGCAGTTGTTCAGTTAAATGCGAATGGTCAAATTAACCCAGATCTAATTCCTCCAAAAGTTGTTAATTATAACATTACCAACGTTGGTGGCGGCAGAACTATGTTAGCCAACCAAATTCCTTCAATTAACATTCTTCAAGGAGATACTGTTGTTGAACCAGATGATTCCTATGTACTCGTTAATGATGTTTTAAGTCAATATCTGGTCTTAGATACTGATGGAAGAGATTATAACTTTAATAATGGTAATGTAGTTACTTCCGCACTTGCTGAAGCAGTCACTGGAGTCGTTACGGCACCACCTAGAGGACTTGCAATTGGTGTTGGTACAGGTGGATATGTAGATTACAATTACGTTGGTTATGGAACCACTGGACTCGTTAAGGGCGTGATGTTGGGTGGTACAATTAATGCTGCTGGATCTGGATATAATGTCGCTGGAGTTTATACCGGAGTACAATTACTCACACAAACAGGTGTAGGTACTCAAGCCACTGCTAATATTACGGTTAGTGCTGGTGGTAGTGTAACAAGTGTAGATATTCATGGTGGTGGTAGGTACTACGCAAGTGGAAATATCGTTTCTGCTGCGGCTACTGCTTTGGGTGGAAGAACTGGTGGATCTGACTTCCAGTTCACTATTAATGACGTTGAAACTAGACTTTATATTGGTCTCACAAATAATCAAAAGTTTGCTGGTTCTTCAGCCCTGGCTGATTACCTTGCAGATAATGATGCGACTGGTATTTCTACGGTATTAACTACAAGATATGAAGTAACCTTTACGCCTACCGATATTTCGGTGGGAGGTAATATTGACTTCATAAATGACAGAATTGTGGTTGGAGCTGGTAACAGTTTCATTAATGGGGATCCAATCATTTATGACGCAAATGGTGGTAACATTATCACTGTTGGAGGTCTCGGTATCATTAACTTGGCCACTTACTATGTTAAGGTAGTTGGTGCCGGTACTTCAGTTGAATTGCACAGAACATATCAGTTAAATGATCTATTAGATCTAACTGGTAGTGGAACAGGTACACATAAACTTGCAAGAGCTGTAGTAAACGTAGAAGAGGATGCTCTCGTAATAGTTGGTCACGGATATTCAACTGGTACTCCAGTTAGAGTGACTGGATCAACACCAGTTGGAATTGATACTCATGCATTCTATTATGTCGGTTCAGTAACAACTAACTCATTTACATTCCACGAAACACAATCTGATGCGTTATCTTCTGTAAATGGAGTAAGTTTCAATACAATTGGAATTGGATCAACTTCCACAGGCACAATGACGTTGACAAAACAGAACGTAAGATACGCTTCTGTTGTTAATACTTCATCCACAAATCCAAACAACTGGGCTTTACTTGCTAGAGATAGTATTGACGCTTCTAACATTGTATCTGGAGTCATCTCCCCAACAAGACTGGGAACTGGATCCGCAAACTCAGACACTGTTCTTACCGGTACTTCAGAATATAAGAAGAATGTCTTCTCAGTCGGTATTGGTACAACTCAACCATTAGGTGTAAGTTCTTATACAAGCGCAGATTTAGCTGCAGGTGGAGTTGGAGTTAACACATATTATGGTGCATTGAATCTTACAGTCACTAGAGCTGCTGGATCTGCGGATCTTTATTCAACTCTTGGTGTTGCAAGATTTAAGACCAGTACCTTCTCTGTGGATACTGATGGTAATGTTCAGATTAAAAATTCAGTAACTGGTGATGTTGATGCTGCTACTCTAGGTGGTCAAACTGGTACGTATTACCTATCTGCTGCAAACCACACTGGATCGGTTCCCATCACTAGAGGTGGTACTGGACTCACGGGCATTCCTGCTTCAGGTGCAATTCTGCAAGGTAATGGAACTGCTTATAACTTAACTACTGCGCCAATATTTACCGGCATCACAACCTTCAGTGGCGGTACTGCATCATCTTCAACAACAACTGGCCAGGTTGTAATTACTGGTGGTCTTGGAGTTAGCGGAAACATTAACTTAGGCGGGACTCTAAACGCTGTTTCCAAGTCATTCTTAATTGATCACCCAACAAAACCTGGATATAAACTCCAATACGGTTCTCTTGAGGGTCCAGAAAATGGAGTATATGTAAGAGGTAAACTTGTTGGTTCGGATACAATTCAACTTCCAGATTACTGGACTGGATTAGTTGATGAAGAAACAATTACCGTAACATTAACCTCAATTGGACAAACTCCTGTTCTACATAGTGTAGTAAGTACAAGTATTTCTGAAGTAAAGGTAACTAGTGTAGGTGATATTAACTGTTACTATGTTGTTTACGCAGAAAGAAAGGATACTGAAAAACTTGTTGTAGAATTTGAGGGGGTTTGATAGATGACAATATCGGTAGGAAGTTCTTCTTTTATTTCTGATGGATTAGTTTTATATTTTAATCCATCAGACCCCAAAAATTACCTATTGAATGAAGTTGAGGTTTTATTAATTGGCGGTGGAGGAGGTGGATCTGAAAATCAATATGATGATGGATCCGGAGGTGGTGGAGGGGGATTTTTACAGAGGGTTACGAACGTCTCTTCATCTACAGCTTATACTATTACTGTGGGTAATGGAGGTGGAACTGGTGGAAGTGGATCTGTCGGTGGAAATACCAGTGCTTTTGGGTTAATTGCTTATGGTGGAGGAGGTGCGGCTAGTCATAGGAGTAGTGGTGGAACTGTAGATGGAGCTAGTGGAGGAGGATCTGGTGGCCAATATTCATCAGATACCCCAGTAGTAGGTAGAACGTTATATCCAGATCAGGGAAATGACGGTGGTGCTAGTATAACTTATGGTGGTGGTGGCGGAGGTGGAGCTGGTTCTGCCGGTCAAGGTGCAATAGTTTATGGACATGGTGGTTATGGTGGTAAAGGTAGAGCTTCATCAATATCTGGAACTTTAAGATATTATTCTGGCGGCGGTGGTGGTTTTGGTTATGCCAATTTGGGTAGAGGTGGAATTGGAGGCGGAGGTTCTCCAGGAGTTTCTCCACAGTCAAATAGCGGTGGAGGAGGTGGGGGAGGAAAAACTACCGGAACAAGATCAAATGCTGGTGCTTCTGGAGTTGTAATAATTAGATACCCTGGTCCACAAAAAGCAACAGGTGGTAATACTATTAGTTTTGTGAATGGATATACAATACACACTTTTACTTCAACTGGAACGTTTACCACTCTTGGGATGCCATCTAATGGTTCTTCTGTTTATGGATTGTATGATCTGAGTAATAATTTAAACTCTGCAAATACCTTAGGAGCGTCTTATGCTCCTACTTACAATATTAGTGCATCGGGAACTTTACTTTTTGATGGATCTGATGATATTATTCAGTTTGATAGATCCCCCATTTTAAGTAATTTGAAAGCTTCTTTGGGAGGTGAAGGTTATACTGTTTTAATCTGGGCAAGATCTACGAGTACCACTGGCCAGTGGAGAAAATTAATAGGAAATGATGATGGCGATAATTATATTGATATATACCAAAATCCTAGTGGATATTATCATCAGGAGTGTGGATCAACGTTATATGTTGATGGCACACAAGTATCTCAGGGATCTTATTATATGCCAAACGTCGGTTATCATTTTTGGGGAGCCACAAATTATAACTCCGGCACACTAAATAATCCCAGTAGAGGATTTGGAATATTTAATGAACCGGATAGAGCTAGATCATATCAACTTGCAGGAAATTTGGGAGAAGTTTTTATATTCAACAGAGTATTGACTACAAATGAGATTAATTTAATTTTTAATTCCACAAGAAGTAGGTATGGAATCTAATGGCTAACTCAGATAAAAATATTCTAATAACTCCCAATAAAAATGCCTCTGGTATTCCAGAAATTGCTCTGACTGGTTTTGGCAATTCTACAATTT